CCAAGAAGTTCGTAAAGATTTGTACGTATTTTGTTGTAGTCTTTTTCTGAGTCATCCATGTCCACCTTTACTTCTTTTCTACTTTGCATTAGCTCTTTTTTGACTTCTTCTGGTTTCTTTGCTTCGAATGAAGTGTCTAGAGCTTCCGAAATTTTATCACTCATTATTTACCCACTATCAGTTTGTTGGTTGTGTATCTTTTCTACTTCTAACAGTAATCTTTCTTCATCAGTCAGACCCACTTCATCTGGCTGAATTGGTTCTTTTGTTGATGGGACTTCATCAAATTGTTCCAATGTTTGGTTCCCAGGCTCGGAATTTTCTGGATACCAGAAAATAAAGTGATTTGCATAATCTTTCAGATAATACATTTCGGCTGCATTCTTTTCACCTGCCCATGGACCATTATATACATCGAAACCAGTTTCATTGAAGCCTGGTATGTATCCCCGAGTCAGTACTGGAATAACCGGTATAGGTTCAGTACCGGTGACATCGGTATCATTTGCTGCTATTATTGCATCACAGGTTATTATTACGCTATTAGTTCTTTCACCTGCAAGTATCCTGGCGTCATCATCATCAAACTCTGAACCCTCTATGCTATCATCTCTATCAATTTCTTGGAAAAGTCCCGGACTCAAGAAATCCACTGACTCGAACAAACTTTTTCCTTTAAATCTAACTTGTGATAGTGCTATTTGGTTAGCATAGTGTTCTGGAATTAGTTCGGGGTTGTCTTCAATTAAATTATCCGATTGATCTAAACCATCACCGAATCGCCAGACACCAAATTTAGCATTTGGCATAACTTCACGCCAGGCATTTAGTCGAAGTATGATACCTTGTACAAATTTTTCTGCTGATTCTTTCCTCTCTGGAGACGAATAAAAACGAGCTAATCCTAAGTTCATCGGAGCCTCAATATCCAATTGGATATAACCTGTGGTATCTTCATTGAGATATGTGCTCCTCACCACTCCACCTCTATCTGTCCCATTCAAGTAATCCTCGATACCCTGTCTGATTCTTTCGTCTGAATTAAGTAGAAAGTCATCTACCCATTCTGCTTCAGTCATGTCACCTTGTTCACTGATACCTAGTGGATCCTTAGCGCCTTGCGTTACGACAAGTAAAGATTTTATGGATCCCGAGATTATGTCTTCTGGTCTTCTTGGTCTATTACCACCAGCAGCACCAATTCTAACTAATGGCAAATCTTCTTGGTTTTCTTCATCAATAATATCTGGACCCGGATCACCCGGATTTGTATCAATATAATTACCATGGAACATTGTTTTGTTCATGATTAATCCATTTGGCATGTAATACAATACACCCCCTAATAGATGTGTGTGGTAACCTACTGTTGTTTCTCCGTCTCTTACTAGATTTGGAAACGGACTCGCCTTGACTGCATCTTCTGCATTAGAATATAAAGGATAGTATCCACTTACTGCGAAGGGCCCTTCCGTTTGGGTACTAAATATATTTACGGGGGTTTCGTTATCACTCTTGATTTCTACAATACCTATAGAGTCTGTGGGTCTAACTGTATCGGAATCAAAATCACCTTCAAACATACGAAGTTCAGATTCAGTAACAACAGGAGATGGCGCGATTTTTCCGTAGACATATGTTTTTGCTATAAAACTAAATGTTGTTGTGATACTTCTTGTTTCAGAAAAATCACCTTCATATATTTCAGAAATTCCAGTGCTGGTCAATACAATAGGCACATTTACTTTTTTATCTACATCATTAAAGTTTACAGATATTATAAATTCTGGACTAAAGTATGGAAGTATCTGCTCAACTAGCTGCAAATTCTCGTCTATGTTTCGTGTAAATGTATATAAGCCAAAGTTCACAAGGTATGGAACTGCTGAAAACCCAGACTGAGCTTCCCCATCAGAAACTGCACCAGAGGTTATTCTAAGTTTATTTGCTTTCCTTGTTGGATCATAGCTCATACCCAACATCTCAAATCCCATACGTGGGAGAGTTATTCTTGACCGAGTGACATCAGAAATAGTGCTGACTTCTTTAATTCTACGAATGAATTTTTCTTTTGGTCCATACGTTAAAGGAACTCTATCCTTCTCCGTAAGATTACCGTCTTTGTCGTATTTACCGACGTACATGTCATTAAAAAGGTTACCAAATCCAACAACCAATTTTCTAAGGGACTCGTTATTATAATAACTAAACATTAATAATTACCTCCAGAAAAAGGATCTTTATCTGAGAAATCAATCAGATCGTCTTTTTCAACTTCTAATTGTATGTCCTCATTATCACCTTGGAGTGATTCGTCTTCAGTATTTATTTGACTAAAGAAGTCTGCGTCACTAACAGATCCTGTTGCAAATCTTTCTGCATTACTTTCTAGACCTTTAATAGAAGATTCTGAGTTTTGCATATCAAAAGATCCCGTAATGGCTCCAACTGTCAACTTACCGGTCTCAGAATTCCAATCAATTACTTGTGCTGTTGCAGTTGCTAGGTCGATAGTAGCAAACGTACCAAAGGTTCCACCAACTTGGAATATAGTCTCACCGTCAAGGTATTGACTTGTTGTATTTTCTACTCCTGTAGGAGCGCCAACTGAGAATATTTGTGCTCGTTCTTTTCTTTGTCGCGCAAAACATTCATCAATTTGACATATACCAGTATCAAATTCTTCGTTGTTATAGGCAAATAATTCACTAAACGCAAGGAATGAGTATAGATTTCCTAACTGGTAGAGAGGATTTTCGTGTTCAACAAATGTTATTTCAAATAGTGAATCGGAAAGAGCAAAATAAATCAGATCACCTTCGCGGGGTCGAACTATAGTAGCATCTCTTTTTGTGACTTCTCTTTCGAATGTTTTGGTTGCAATTCTAAAAGTTGCTTTATCTCTAAGATCAATACCAAACTTACCTACTATATCACCATCCCCACCAAATGACTGTGGGTTTTCCATGTACATTTCAATAAGATATGCCTGATCAAATGATGAAGTAGTATCTTCACCATATATGGGATCATATGTATTCAGTGTTCTTGGAATGTAATAGCAATTTCTTCCGAGGGCGCGAATGAATTCTGCATTCAGATCTTCTAGAAGATTCTGTTCACTATTAACATCTCTAATGTATGGATTTTGTGCCATATTATCCCGTTATGAAGTGTGGTGGAAGTTCGTATTCAGATTGCATTCGTTGCTCAAGTGCCGCAACTTCTGCTGATCCTTCTTGGTATAGCTGACCACCGCGAAGTGTGACACCACCCGGCATCTGAACACCATCAAACTTGGATAGGTTTGCTCCCCACTGTCGTTTGATTAGTGCTGTGACATATTCTTTTAGGTAGCGGTCATTAAAGATCTTTGGGTAGTTGTTTGGATTTAATGTGGCATACCCTTCAATAACAACATACTGTCCGGGGGAACAATCTTTTGCCAAATCTGTGTCCATTATAAGTCTGTCTGTTACTTTACTGAAGTGTATAATATGCTCTGGATTAAAGAACTGTTCAACCATACTGATATATCTCATGGTGCTATCGTATCCGGCTAATCCCAAAGAACTTGAATACCCAAGTCCTCGATTAATTCCGAAGTAGTCTGTTAATGCCAACTGATAGCGAATGTCAAACATGTCTTGGTTTGCAAGAGCACCGAATTTAAATACCCGCACAATCGATAAAAGGTCTTTACCTGTTGGTCCGGGTGCGTCTCCAAAGCCCATGGCTTTTTGTATCTTAGATGTGGGGATGTACTGGTTATTGATATCGTCTTCAGTGATTTGATATGCAAAAATACATCTCTCAACACCATCAAAGTGACGTTCTGAGAAGTATTCTAGTGCGTCATCAAGACGCTCTTCTGCTTGCTTATAATCAACATTTATCTCGACAACGGGAGCGCCGAGTCTTCTAAGAGCATAATCAATAAGGGTTTCTCTTGAATTTGGATTTGACATATTTACACCTCTTAGTTATTTAGGGGATTTTGAGGTCTAAAATATTAAATTTATTCTTTGTCTTTTACCGATACTTTTAATTGTACCAATTTTCGAGCATCGTAATTATCTATTACATTTTTTCTGATATTTTGCTTAGAATCGGAGTTATCGTAGTCACTAAATCCAGGCATTTTTAGTGGACACGAGAGGTAAGGATAATCCAACTTAGAATATGAGTCACTTTCTGCCTCTAACCAAGTTGATTTTTTATCACCACATCCACATGCACCACAGTAAAATTTTCCTTCTGTTTCACTTTTTTCCAGTTCATCGCATGGTCTAAGTTTACCACCAATAGAACTATCCCCAAAACAACTCAAAAATCTTAGCTGTTTTGTCCCTTCATCCGTTCTTTTATTATTGATACTTCTTGATGCGATAGACCTTGCAAATTGTTGCATCATAGTAAGTTTACTAGGCAATTTTTTCACACTTTTTCTTTTGCTAGAAAATTTTGTATTAGAAGATTTTTTAGCACTACAATTACAATTGCAACTTTTTCTATGGATACTCATTATTATACGATGTTAGAATCACCTATTTGAATAACACCTGTGGTTGTTCCCAACGTAGAAATAAACAGTCGTTTCTTTGTTTGTCCTGTGACTGCTGGTATACCTGTAGTATATCCGCCTGGAACAGTTGGATCTAGGAAATATGCTTGTCCGGCAGTTAACCCTGCAAATTCATCAAAATGTCCACTACCAACGATCTCTACAGTATTTCCTGTAATAGACTTAACTATACCAATCGTTTCGTTTTTATGGAAGGGGGTGGTCGTAATTCCGGCAGTACCGGCATTACAAGCGGTTATCCCACCGGCTGAGTCAACACAAACAAATTTACCGGTAAGTCCTGCTGTGGCTGCTGTTGCAATATGGAAAAATGAACGTGTACCGGTTATTGATACATCACCACTTATTGCAAGTCCATGTGGAATTGAGTCAGCAACACCTAAATTTAAGAACCCTGCTGCGTGGCCACCAGATGTTCCTCTTTCTGCACTTATACCTTCAGCGAGAGATCCGGCGACATCGATATCGTAGATCTTTAGTTTGTTTAACTTAGATATAATTTCATCATTTGTTTTGGTATACCAATCAAAAAATGATGTGTTTGAATTTAAGTTTTCTATCTGAAATTGGTTGTCTTCTACGCCCATTTAATTTTCCTATACCCTTGTTATGTATTTGATTGATAATCTCTTATCTGCGGTGGTTCCACTAAGTTGGAACGCA